CACCTAGACAACCCACACAAAGGACAATACTATGTTTAACGAAATTGAATATAAAGTAATGCAAGTACGCAGGTATATCCAGGAATTTAAAGGAGTGGATATACAAAACATAAACCTAAGCAATGGCGAGGATTTAGAAAAACTAAATTACGCCTACAAATATGCACAACAATATTTTAACGAATGAAAGTAATTATCCCAACAAGCCAAAGTGAAATCACGCTAAGGCAGTACATAGAAGCACAAGAGAAACCAGAACGCGAGCAGATAGCTATCTACCTAAACCTAACACAAGAAGATCTTAATCAAATACCACAATCGGTATATGATGAAGCCTTGCAGCATATAAGCAAAGCTATGGAGGAGGAGCCTAAGCACGTGATGAGGTTTAAGATAGGCAGCACCGAATACGGAATGGTTCCCGAGCTTAACGACATAGAAAGCGGAGCATTTGCAGATGCAGAAGATCACGCAACAGAATTGGATAGTGCGCATATATTCCTTAACGCTCTATATCGTCCTATAAAGCGTAAGGCGTCCGTCTTCTATTCTGTAAAGGGATATGATGCAAGGCGTGCCGTTTCGCTCTTAGATGCGCCCCTATCGGTTTACACAAGCACCTTAGTTTTTTTTTACAGTCTCGCCAAAGACTTAGGGATTTATACCCAGAACTCTACGAAGTAAGCAGCTCAAAAGGCAATAGCGATATGATGCAAGGCTTCTCTTTAAAGTGGGGTTGGTATCATACGTTTGTGGTATGCGCAGCAGCCGAAAACAAAAGCAAAGAAGAGGTTATGAAAATGAGCATTGGAGAGGTAATGTATCGTCTAAGCTACGAAAGCGATGTTATTAAAGTAAATAAGCGACCTGGTTAAAAACAAAACACCCTATATTTTCGTTATTAATTTATGAATGGATACTACTTACTAATTGAATACATTAAGAGCCTAGCGCTATCTGATAACGACTGTAATACATTTACGGAAGGCGACGAGCTAGGAGATGCAGACTTAAAAAGGCAATCAATATACCCACTTATGCATTTGGTTGCTGATGGTGGTAACTTTGTGAATGGCGTTATTCAGTTTGATCTAGAACTGTTTGCACTTGATCAATTTGATGAACAGTTACAGAATGATCCCGATGTATTTAATACTCAGCTATACGTCTTAAAACGCATCTACAACAAGCTAAGCATAAGCGATGGCATTTCATTACTAGGCGAAGGAGCTATCCAGAAAGTTGAGCGTAAGGAAAACAATCTCATAGGCTGGTCTCTTACTTTGCAGGTAGAGGTTGCTGATGATGTTATGAGGTTTTGTTAGAAGTCAAAAAAATACTAGATAAGTTTGGTAAGCGATTAGTACAAGCGTCTCGCAGTAGTTTAACGCAAAAGAAAGTTAAGGCGTCAGGAGAGCTTTACAAGTCGATTAGCTATGATTTAAAAGTAAGCCCTAACTCCTTTGAGTTTAGTTTTGGCTCTGGCTTAGACTATGCTAACTTTCAAGATCAAGGGGTAAGCGGAACAGAGAAGAAGTTTAACACTCCGTTTAGTTATAAGAGTAAGAAGCCACCAGCAAGCGCATTCATCAACTGGGCAAAGCAAAAGGGTATTAAGCCTAGATCAAAACAGACTGGAAGGTTTACCACGTTTCAATCATTCGGCTTTGCTATGAGCAACCATATATTTAAAAAAGGAATAAAGCCCAAGCAGTTTATTACAAAACCGTTTGAGCGTGCCTTTAAAGATTTACCAGATGAGATTATTGAAGCTTATGGTCTTGAGCTGGATCGCACTCTATTAAAATAGCTTTCTTGTTCTTAACACCATTAAGCGTATATCTAATCTCTACAATGTAGCCAGTATCTGTTTTACGTTTTGTTATTTCCATAATTCTTTTTTTTAATTGTAAACTCAAAGGTTTACTTTTTATTTAATTTGTAAACTTATCAGTTGCTAAGATAATCAAATAAAACAAATATACAGGGTTTTTCGTTATTATGTTATGGCTACATTTTCAGAAATTGCGATCACATTTAACGACTTCTTCGAGGTTAACACAGGCGCTAACTTAACATCTATTGTTTATTTAGATAACGTATTGCAAAGCGTTAATTTTTTCAATGAAAAGATAGTAACGACTAGATCACAAGCGGGTGAATTTTCAGTTGGTACGGATGCAACTACACAAGCCCAAAAATATAAAGATGCTTTGGATTTGGACTTACTTCCTTTAGCTGATTGGGAGGTTAGTATAGTAGGTGCAACAGTTACAATTAAGTCAACACTTGACTACATACAATTTTCACAAGCTTATGCGGGGCAGCCTAATGATGATAGAATTTCAGTTCAAATAAACAACTTTACAGTTTCAAGTGATAGGTCAACAGGCATTCTTACGGCTAGATCAAATTACTATGCAACTAAAAACGTAAACAATCCACTAATTACGCAACAGTCATTTAAACTTTGGTTTTACGACGACTTAGTACTTCCAGATTTCACAGTAAATAACCCTAACTACGAAGCCACACAATTACGCCCTAGTGTTAACTGGGCAGCTTTCGACTTTGCCATTTCGCAATACGCTAGGGATTTCATTAAACCAAGGCTGCCAATCATTGCGGATGGCTTGCAACCAAGCGCACAAGGAAGCGTTATAACTACCTCGGTAACAACCAGGAATAATTTAGAGGTAAACGATCAACCGTTGATTAATCAAATCGTAACCACGTTAGGATATAGCACCTACTCACAAGGAGCGCAACACGTATATACAAAAGACATACTTTTAACATCAACTAGGCATCAAGTCAAACCAGATGGAATGATAGTAGTGCCAGTTAGTGTTGATGGCTCACTTACAAATGTATTTCTTAGAGATGACGAGGGAACTATTTTAGTTGGTCGCAGCCTTGTGTTGAGTGATAACGTAGTTGATGCTATACGTTACGCTATATTTGATTTATCTCTATTAAATTTAGGCAATGCTCAATACTTAACTATAAATGATACCTACCGATTTGAGTTAATTGATGAGTGCATTTACAAAACCGAAACTGTTTATTTTCTAAATCGTTACGGAGTGTTTCAAGGCTTTACATTCTTTAAGGCTGAGAAAGAAAGTGTTAACATTACCAGAAACGGAACGTATAAAAACAACTTTGTATTTTCTGGAGCTTATGACACCGAAAGGCATTTGTACCAATCTAACGGAACGAATGGAGATACAACTTTAAGGTTAACTTCGGGTTACATTCACGAAGATCAAAACGCTACTATTGAGGAGATGCTTTTAAGCGATTACATATTCCTAGCTGATCGCACGCCAATTGATATAGACACAAAAAGTTTAGAAAAAAAGACTAGGCTAGTTGACAAGCTGATTAGCTACGACATTACATTTAAGAAATCAAGTGATTTGATTCAGACTCTTTGATTGCTATTGCATATATTTTGTTTAATAGGTTGCTTTTTATATTTAAAAGAGTATAAAGATTTTTTGTAACAAATATATACCTATAATTGTTACAAGAATAAAACAAATTAGCAAGCTTTTTCGTTAGTAATTAATGCAGCCACAACTATATATCGGAGCGGAAAAGCTCGACCTATTCCCAGATGAATCTATTAACTACAACCAATCGGTGCAGTCGTTAAAAGATTTGACTAAGGTATTCACAGACTTCACGAAGTCCTTTAAGATACCAGCGAATGACACCAACAACGCTATATTTAAACACTATTACCAGAATCAAATAGATAACGGATTTGATGCTAGGATAAAAACAAACGCACGCATAGACATTAATGGCGTTACTTTTAAGAAAGGAAAGCTGCAACTAAATTCAGTAGGCTTAAAAAGTAATGTACCAGAATTTTATGACGTTGAATTCTTTGGCGATACAATAGATATAAAGGATAAAATAGGAGATGATACGCTTCGGGATTTATCTGGCTTAAGTACACTTGACTTTGTATATAACGCTGCAAATGTTAAAAGCCGACTAGAAACAGATGGAGATCTTGCTTTTGTTTTAGCAAGTTACAAAAGGCGTTTCCTTTCTGGAAGTACAAACCTAAGTACAGAAACAGCAGTCAACATTAACTATAATTCTAGCTTTACCGATGGTATAGATTGGAAGGAATTAAAGCCATTTATAAAATGTAGCTCTATCCTTTCGGCTATTGAGTTAAAATACAGGTTGCAATTCTCTAGAGATTTCTATGGACGTAGTGAATTTGACCGCTTATATATGAGCATAAGCAGCGGAACTTCAAACGAGGACGCACCATTTCGTGAGAAGCTAGTTCAGACTTTGCCTATTAGTTTATATCCTATTTTTACAAATATAATTGGTGCAAGGGTTAAAATGTATTTTAGAATTGTTCCAGTTGAGCAAAACATACCTTACAGATTAGTTTGGTCGATTAATGGTGAGGTTAAAAGAGTAAGCGAAACAAGAACAGGGGGTCAATTTGCTAGTACTTACGACAGCGATCTTTTAGACTTTGGAAATTACGATTTAGAGTATACCGTACAAGCTGAAGGAGATTTAAATTTTACTGTAAACGTTGAGTATAGAATTATTTACTTTTCTCCT